GATTGCGATTGCAGAGTATACACGAGTAAGAGCACCAGAGCATCTGGTCTCAAGCAGGGATTTCTCCTGGTTGAAGTCGATATCGAACTGAGTGAAGTGAGTAACCTCTCCACCCTTGGTTGCACCGAGGGAGTAATCAGCCAGATTTGCGATAATGGCAACCAGCTTCTTCTTTTTGCTGTCGGAAGTGGTTCTGGTCTTACCCTCAAACTGCTCCGCAGTATTGATACTGCCAACATTCAGTGCAGTGGCAAGTTCGGTCTTGGAAGAGTAAATACGTCTTCCGTTGATGTCTCTTGCCAGGAGCATCTGATTCAGCATATGAGGAGTAATGAACAGATCCGGGGTACCGGTGCCCTTATAATCCTCTCTTGCATACAGAACGGTATTGATCATGGCCTCTGCGATGATGTAGTTCTCACCAAAGTTAGCCGCGGTATTGGTTCCCTGAAGTTCTTTCTTAGCAGCTGCTACATCGAGATCAACGTGAATGGTGTACAGATCATCATCCAGCCAAATCGGTCTGATGTGATCCGGAGAAATCTTGCCTTCATCCCCGTCGTCTCTGCCATCACCCAGCATGATTGCGGTTGCCAGCTCTTCATTGAGCATCAGGCGGTCGATGTTGTACAGGTATGCCACGTAGTCGAAATCGGTGATGTCGATGATATCATCTCTATGCAGCGCACTCTTTACGTACACAGTCTGAGGGTCGGTAGTTCTGCGAACCAGCTTGAAGTTGCCAGTCTGCTTCTTCTGTTTTCCCTTAGTATAGCCTTTAGCCTTAAGAGCATCGATGTTACGGATGTCTACCTGACTGGTTCTGATTCTGGAAATCGGGCTCTTATGAACTTTGTTCATTACGGTTGTGATCCAACCCTGGTCGTTAGTAATCAGCTCCGGTGCGCCAGGACGTACATCCTTGTATTCCGGGAACAGAAGTGTTACATTGCCATCTCCAGTCTGAGCAAATCCGCTCGCAAGGGCGTCATGCTGAAGTGCATTCTCATTAGCATAGATCTCCAGCGCCGTCTGGAATGTTCCCACCTGGCTGGTCTTTGCCAGCTTAAGGATTTCCTCCTGATCTGCGTGAGACAGAAAGTTCTTATCATCGCGCTTGTCGGTGTCAAAAACGTTGTGTTTCATATTGTCATCTCCTCCTTTAGATTCATCTTTTTTGGTTTCATCGCCATCATTTTTTGCATCTTCGATGATCTGGCCTACTACAGCACATACAGCAGTGTACTGTTTATCGGTGAGGGTTTTTAACACGTCCCCTACTGTTTCGCCATTTTTATCATCTTCTGATTTCGGCGGATCTTCTTTTTTTCCCTCGTCATCGGAATGCTCCAGATGACCCATAATCATTTCATCATAGCCAAGGATAATGCCTGTTTCTCCATCCCCGTGCATTACCACATCATCGATAAATGCTCCAGGATTGGCTCCGGCTAATACTAGGCTTACCTCTCTAATAATGCCATGAACTACGTCGTGACCAGCCTGTTTAAGCTGATTGGCAAAGATAGAAAGAGACTGTACATCGCCATGTTTTACAAGTTCCCGTGCAGTCTTTCCTGATTCTGTATCGTTAAATTCGCAGAACGCATAAACTCCTTCATCTCTATTTTCGAGATGAGCTAATCCAAGCACGTTCTCCGGATCAGCATGATTATGCATCCATACTAACGGGACAGTCTGCCCGTTCTGCCCTTTGAAAGCGTCTTTTTTAATGACTCTTCCATCGGCACACGGAAGATCATTTCTAGTGGCCCAGCCACCAAAGTCATACTTCATTTTGATTTTCCTCCTATTTTCTGATATAGTACGATAACGGATGCGATGTCTTCTTTGATGAGCTGGAAGACTTTTTCTTTGATTTCTTGACCTTCTTGTACTCTGACTGAATCTTGTCAAATTCATCCTGATAGGTTTGTTCATATGACGAATCGAGATCAGCTTTAGCCGCTTTGTAAGCTTCTCTAACTGACTTAACCGCTGCTTTAAGCTCGGAGCTAACTTTTGCTCTTTCACTTTTAGCATTAGCCTGGTTCTCAGCTTTTTCTTCCTTGGTATCGGACGATACTTTCGCTTTCTTGTTTGTCGCATCTGTTCGAACACTAGCCTTGTCCGTTTTGGCATCGCTACTGATTTTTGCTTTATCTGATTTTGCATCGTTTCTAAGCTTTGCAATCTTTGCGGTTCTTTCAGCAACACGCTTAGATCTCTCAGCCTTGGATAATCCTGATGGAATTTCTATTGCCATCAAACGCTCGATTTCGGCATCCTTTTTATTATCGATTCGTTCCTTCTGGCTAGATGATTCCTTTTCAATTTCTTCCAAATCAGAATCTTTATCAGTATCGATGCTTTTCTTCCTATCGGAAGCATTTTGGGTTAAGGCCTCATTCAGTTCTTTTAAACGAGAAGATATCTGTTCCTTCGTTGCTTCTGCTTTTTCACGAAGTTCCGTAATTTTCTGATCTCTCTTTTCCTGCTCTTCTTTGACCTTTGCAGCCTTTTCAGATTTGATATTATTTTTTGTATAAGACCAAATCTTCTTTCCATCATCATTCAGCGATGTGGTAGAGCGGCCTTTTAACTCTCTGGTACGCATATAGTATTCATGCGCTTTCTGAGGATCGTAATAGGGCGATGCATAATGTCTAAGAACCGCAACTTTAGGTTCATCCATTAAGAATCATCTCCCTCCTTATCATCGCCAGACGTATAATTGCCGATGATGTCATCGATTTGTGCAGAAATGCTGTCAAGAACTTCATTAACCAGAGTATCGTAATCACTGGTATCGCTGGATTCTGTTACTTCACCGCTCGTAGCATCTGTTACAGAACCACCACCAGGCTCACTTAAATTGCTGTTTCTCAGTTCATCAGCCTTAGGATCAGCGGATGGCTTCCAACCAATTACCTGTCTGATTTCGTTTGATGTAGCAATTTCATTTCTGGTAAACTTATCAGAAATTTCAGCAAGATCAGCTACCGGTACAAGCTTGAATGGATCTCTAAAGAACATAATTGACTTGTTCTGGGATCTGGCAGTCTTCGTTAAGAATTTTCTCTTCATTTCATCAACGATTGCAGAAATGATCGGTTCGATTGTCCGGTTGTAATAATTCAGCATAGTCTTCTCGTCTGCGGTACCATCTAAGATGCTCTGAGTGATTCCTAACTGGCTGTAAAGCATACTCGTTAAGTATTCAATCTGCTTCATTAGATTGTTTTCCAACGAACGATTCAACTGTGTGATTCGCTCTGTTCCATCGGTATAAGCAATGCCATACTTAGAACCAGACAACTGCTGCTCGATATCTTTACGCCGCTTCTCCGCTTGCTGACGCCTTGCTTCTGATTTAATTACATAAGGGAGCTGAATGATTAAATCCAACTTGCCGGAGCTACTCTGTTCATCGACAGCATCTAGCAAATTCAATTTTCGAATAAGCCTCTGCATTGTTGAATTTGGTTCGTTAATTACCGCATACAGTGGATTTTCCACGATAGCAACCGTATCTTTCGGAACAACAATTTCTTGTTTTCGCCCAGTATTTTCGTTGTATACTTCAACTCTGACGTGACGAGGGTACCAGTCACGAATTCGACCAACTCGCATCGAAAGAATCTGATATCCTTTTGTGTCATCTGGATCGTCATCAGTATCTACAGGAACGATCGCTACGCACCCCTCATCCATCATGGACATAACAATATCCTGAATAAATGCTCTACCAGTCTGATCAAGATTGGCCTCTAACGACAAGCATTCATTCAAACCGCTTTTTATAACATTTAAAAACCGCCCCTCATCATCCAACTGAACATGCTGAATGTTGATGGCGGCTACGTCTAAAGCGATTCTATTGTATACGGATGTGACTATCGATCTTTCGTTTCCTCTGGTAAGTCGAAAACGATCGGGACGATACGAATAACCAGAACCAATGTCCTGAGACATCATGGTTGGGGCTCTATTCCGAAAAGCATTCCAGGCATTTTTAAACCTGGAACTTAATGATAAATCCATTTTGAATTCTCACCTCCTAAAGATGGGCACAAAAAAAAGAGACCGTATTAGTACAGTCTCTTAAAAACACTGTTTAACCTTTTGAAAGAATCTTTTTTGCTAACTTCTCTGTGATAACCATATCCGGATGCGATTTTGCATATTTTCGGATCGGTTCATATAACCCATCGGACATCATCTGGCTACAAATTTTTATTTCTGTGTTTCCAGTAACGAACAACACTAATTTTCCAAAAGGAATTCTTCTAAGCATACAGTATGTCTTTTTTTTCATGCTCTACACCTCCTAATATTTATAGTAATTGTTCAGGATTTGAGTGTCTGATAATTTGGAGTCTGAATGCTCTTTTCGATATTCCTGAATAATTTTTCTCTCATCACGTTGCGTCTTCTGTTGTCCAGCAGCACGTACAAGTCCCATGGATGCCAAATACCCAGCACCAACGGGTGCGTATGTTTTTACTGTAAGATCTGCCATAGCGATGTTCTTGCTGCGCTTAATCTCGCTTTCGCCAAGTTCTTTCACTCGATTCACGCTTACATTAGAACCAACATCAAAACCAATCATAGGTTTGCTTGAGCGAAAACCGCTAAGTTCTTTGTCATTTACATCCAGTATAGCACCATATCCTTTAGACTTCAATTTTTCATAAAATCCCTTGTTGACTTCTGATGATGTTGGCAAATTATGATCGACTAATGAGAGATTTAAAGCCTTATAAACTTTGTCATCTATCTTCCCCTTTTGGAGAGAGTCGAGTCCTTTGGCAATGGTGTCGTTCTGCTTTTTCAATCCATACCGGTTCTGTGAATTTAATAAGTGTGTTTCTAAGTTTTTGGCATAGCTCTTATCCTCTTTAACTAATTCAGAAAGAGCATTCACCGCTGATTTTTCAGAAGCAACCTTAATACTTTTGTTCACTCCTATTTTAGTCTCGTACACTTTTCCTCTAGCGGACAATGTATCACCATACAAGCCTCTATACTTAGCATTATCCATACCTGTCATACTAAAGTAAAAAGCATCGGACACACCTCGGTTGCTGTTGTTTGAAATGTTTTGTAATTCTTTTCCAGCTTTAATAACCTTATCAACATTTTTATCGTAATGTTTATAGGCAACATAAGCTGTAGCTGCCGCTATCGTAAGACCGGCCACAGCGGTTACAGCCTTCTCGGTTCTGTTTCTCTTATAAGCGGCAATGGCAGCTTCCTCTTGAGTCATTCCTTTCTTAACATATTCATCTTCAAGTTTCTGTCGGTGTTTGCTTTTGGATGTTTCCGAGTTAAGTTTCTCTTTAATTTTTTCATTTTTCACTTGCCTATTTGCCCAGCTCAATTTAGCATTGGCTTTTTGAAGTTCGGCGGCATCCTTTGCGGAGTATGTTTTGGCATACCGTTTAGAAACTTTCTGAACAGTATTCTTTGCTGCTTTCTGTTTCTGAACCGCACTCTCAACGTCCGAACTGTATCGTTTCTTTCCAGCGGCAGTAAGCGTTCCATTATAATTCTCATACCGTCGCACTCCCCATTTCATACCAAGAACACCGTGATGCGCTAAGTATTTATCCATTACTCTCCTTTCTACTCAAATGCTTCCCGATTTGCCTTGTAAGCGATATACGCATCCATCATTGCTGCAACGGCATCAATTTTTTGTTCATACCGCTTTTTCAGCAATTTACGGTTCCCGTTAGTATCTTCCAGAGTAATACAGTTTCCCATAGCAAATGTCATCAAATCCTCATCAAACAGGAGCATTCGCTCTTCTGAAAGTTTCTTCAATTCGCCGAGTGGAACGGATTCTGTCTTTGCACCCTGAATAACTTTTTCTATTCCGAATGGTCCATTTTCGCTCGCCCAACGTTCAACAAATTCCTTTGCATTGTATGGATCATAACCAAAGCATCGTACATCATAACCGCATTCAATAATGTGGTTATCCAAATCCTCATATACTTCCATCATGTCAAGAACCGTCCCTTCCAACACAATAAGACTTCCCTCTTTCATAAACTGATCGTATTTAATTCTCATTGCTGCTGGAAGTTTCATCAGAGTCGATGAGGAAATATAGTTTCTGGTTTTGACGCCGAACGATCCGTTCGACAATGGGAATAAAAATGTGAATGCACAGAAATCGTCGCCTTGTGATAGATCAGCTCCCAAAGAACATGGCATTTGCCAATAATCTCGATGGCGATGTGGGAGAGTTTCTTCATATGTAAAGTAATATGTGTATCCCTCCATAGGAAGTCCGAAGCGCTTAGCCAGAATATCGTTTCGAGCTGCCGGAGCCTTTTCTGCTCTCTCAACGTCCAGCTGATAGGTTTCATAAGAAACAGTCTTTCCAAGGTTCGGATTTGCTTTCAACCATTTATCTGGATCGGCAACTTCATCAATAGAATCCAGCTTATACCACCAGATTGATACATGCGGATTTACATAATCACCCTTTAAGATGTCCATCAGTTCCATTTTGATTGTATCGCCGGCACCGTTACGGACAGTACCCTCCGAACTGATTGCAACGATAAGATAGTCATTGACCTTCGATGCGCCCTGTTCGATTGCTCCAATTACATCTTCCCGAATGTCGCCAGAAAGCCACTCATCCACTGTTGCCACTTTCAGCTGAAGTCCCTGAAGTTTGTCGATTCTCATTGGACGAATTTCAAGAAGCGATCCAGTAAGGAAGTTTTCAATCCCTTTCTTAGTGGATGCCAATTTCATTCTATTCGCCTTTGATCCGGTCGTGTTCTGCAACGATCCTTCTGTGAGGAACTTATAGAAAGGTCCTCTTGATCTGGTAATAGCGGTTCGAATCGGGGACAACACCTCTTCTGCCTGCTTCATCGTCGGGGCTGTGGTTATCTGATGTGTCGTTGTGACATCAACATTTAAGAAGAAGTTCTGCAAGCATGAACCATACATTGACTTTGCAGCGCCTCTGGCCACTATGAGATATTGCTTATTAACCAATCTTTTTCGGATAGACTTGGTTACGTAATGTCCGCCATGGCCATCTTCATAAGGTTCGTATACGCTTCTCTCAACAAAATAGTACCAGCCGAAAATCTGCTCAGCCCAAACTTTAAATGTGTCAAGCAGTTTCAAATCTGAACCATCGGTTAAAGTAAGCTCATTCTCGCAATAACTGATAAACCCCTCTACTGCTTGATCGTCGTAATAAATTCCAGGATTTGCAATGAGATCATCGATTCGGTTCATCTCCATCTCGATTTCTCGGCATACCGGAATTTCGCCACGAATTACGGCATCACGAAACATGCCGTAGTATTTCGGGACGGCAGTGTTTGATAACGCCATTATTTCTTCTCCTTTCGCGCATCCTACATTGTCTTTAATGAAGGAGGTAGTGAGTTATGAATATTTCATTGGAAATTTTATCAACGGATTCTGCTGTTACACGAAATATAAAAAGGGCGTTTAATACTCTTACTGACGACGAATTTTTAAGTCGATATAATTGTACGAAGCAGACCTATTACAGACGTGTAAAACGTTACAGCGATCCATACATGAATTCACCATTGGCTAAATTCGGAAAATGGCTACTCAAACGAAGAAAATAACTTTAAATAAGGGGGGTTCGCTTAAAACGCATTCCTTCCTTATTTTTTGCTATCTTGTAAAATCATTGATACCCCAATTCCCCCACAAATAACCAAAGCGGACGTCATTGCTCTCTTCGCCACTCTCATTTCATATGCATCGTGCAGAGCTTTATCCATTTTTACATTACTATACTTGTCGATGGTCGCCCTGTATTGATCAACACCGCTCGAAAAATTTCCTTTGGCTTTTTTAACCTTGCCGGAATAATAATCACGCGTAAATTGTTCATATCGTTTATACGCTTCTTTTTCTTGCTGTCTCTTCCCGGCAGCCGTAAGAGTTCCATCATAATTCTGATAACGGCGAACTCCCTATTTCATGCCCTTAATTCCATGATGCGCTAAGCATTTATCCATTACGTTCCGCTCCTATCTTTCTACTTCTTCTTATTCGGATTTGCAGCGATATACTGCGCAGCATCTTTAAGATTGAATTCCTTTGTCATTGCGGTCTTGACAGCATAGGTCATTGCTCCAGCCGCAGCCATAGTCAACGCTTTCTTTCCAGATGCAGAAAGAATTTCTGAAACATACTTTCTACCAGGCGCAATGTCGTCTTCTGTAAGATTCTTAAACTCGCGTTCTAATTTAAGTCTCTCAATCCTTTTCTTCAGATCGGCATCGGACATTGTTCGCCGATTCTTAACAGCAACCTTACGTGCTGCTACCTCATTCTTATCGTCTGAAGATTTGGAAGAATGCCCTCTGGCTCTGACAAGCTGTGCCTCCGATCTTCGAACCCCCCATTTCATTCCAAGAATTCCATGGTGTGCTAAATAGGTGTTATTCATTTTGAACCTCCCTCCTTTGCGATGTAACTAGTAACACCTCCACTGGCATTAGATGTCTGGTAATACGGAACTTCATGAATCACAAGGTCTTCACTAAGCACCTTCCCAGACGTATCCAAAGTCTGAGTCTGATGCGCCTTTGGTGTGACTTCATATTGTCCGGAATAATGCTCAGGCTCATCCGAATTTGTATCATCATTTTCCGCAGCAACATTTAAACGCCATTCGTACTCACTGATTTGTGTTTTATAACACTCCAGCACTGCAGAACTAAGCGGTGGATCGAAAAGAAGTTTGACCTTCAAATGCATATACGATTTGACAAGCATGTATTTGGATTCATCAGAAATGAAATCTTTCCACGTTGCATTCTTATCTTCGATCATGAAACCTTTGGATGGACCGACACCAAGCTGTGTAAGAATCGAGAACACAGAATTGATGTGCATGATCAAATCCGCATCGAAATGTTCATACTCCTCTGCGATTCCGAGTAATTTCTTGATTGATGTCAGTACACTATCTGTAATATTCATGATCGCACCTCCATCTAACAGAGTTTTATAAACTCGCTCATACAATACCCGCTGATACCGTCTCCAGTCTTAACTTTATAGAAACCAGAGACAGACTCATTATCGCAAACTGTTACAACTGTATCCGAACTGATAATGTCTAACGATCTGGACGCCTGCGTCGGATCTTTGCGAATGTTCAAATTCGTACAATTTACCACCACACCCATAAGTGACTTCTTGTTTCCTTCCATAATTTTCCTCCTAATGCCTCCATGGGCATGTATCATTTTTTCGTCGTTCATTTGGAACTGTTAAAAGTAGTTTCGCATCTCCGTAATGTATAGCATTATGGGTTGATAAATTTGTTGCAATCAGATACTCTGGATTCAGGACCAAATCAGTCCGCAATAGTATGTCCTGCTGCCTTATTGGGTTCATATGATGAATAAGAATCTTTCCACGAATCTCATAACCATCCAATCCAAGATCACATCCATTATCACGAATAATAATTTTTCTCCGAATGTCCTTCCATTCTTGAGAATTGTAAAATATCTGATTAAGATACCTATCAAATCCGAATGTCTCTTCACAAACCACTCCGTCCAAACGAAGATACTCGTATCGTTCCTTAAAGGTTGTAAGTTGCAAGAGTTCTGAATAACATTTAAGCATCATCCACCTCATCTCCATGACCGCTATAACCACGAAATGCTTTTAATGCATCTGCATACAGTTTTTCTGAATTTTCAATGGATTTCAGATTCTGAGTCTTCGCCTCTATCAGTTCCTTCTGTTTTTCCAAAATCTCTTTTTCAATTCTTTCTTTCGTTGAACCGAGCTTCAAATAGTGAGTAATCACCTGCGACGAAGCGGTTCCCTCTCGTAACTGTTTTTCAGCCAAGTCAACTGCCAATGAAACAAGCTGATTTTCTCTCGCTTCTGGCGTTAATGCTGGACGCATCATCCTAGAAGACTCGGATTGCTTTGCTTTCCTCAAAGTTGATGCCTCCTTCCATTTAGTTGTTCGTTACTTCTGTAATGGTTCTCACATACTTTTCCAGTATTTAAAAGGACCTACAAATCATGACAATGCTACTCAACGAAAGGAGAACTAACTTTGAGCCGATCCCACAGAAACCGTTGTCAAATATCATGAGTTATAGACCCTTGTAAACACTGGAACAGCTGAAAAGGCTCCCTAAAAATGCCCTCCGGGGAAATTTTAAAGACCGCCGCGATATGGGTGGGGGTATGTTTTTTAGACACCCCCCTATACCCCTTTTAATCATGTACTGGCGGTTTCGGCTTTTGATATGCCGACGAAATCACTTTTAGGAAGCTTTTTCTTTATGTTCATTTGTTTCTGATTTACTTGTAACCTTTCGATAGATGTTCTGGAAATCATAACGGATTATCTCATCAATAGCTCGCTCTACTTCCTTGTTATTCTCTTCATCCGATAACTGATCTGATGTTCGAGCAATTCGACCAAGGTAAGCAGTTGTGTGATAACCTTTTTCTTCATCGAACATGAACCATTGAGTGAACTGTTCAAACGGATCATAAGGATTATCAAAAGTTGTAAGCGCAAATCTCATCTTACTTAGTTCACTCCTTTCCATTCAAATACTTAGAAACTGTTGAAGAAGAAACCCCAAGAGCTTCCGCAATCTCTGAAGTGCTATAGCCAGATGCGCTAAGCGCAGCGATACGATTCTGCTTAGCTGTACTTAGAGCAGTGCTTGCACGAGGAGTCGCTCTCTGACGAATAGTATCAGTATTCGTATTGTTTAGAATTTGCGTAAGCTTATTCTCAGAAATTGCTCCGGCCTGAATGGCTTCCCACTCTTTATCCGTAATTTCGATGTTAGATCTCTTAGCCCCTACAGAACTTCTTGCCTGTGCCAGAGCCTGCTGACTTGCCTTCTTAACTTCGGCTTTTGTCATATCCGGATTGTCTTTTCTCTTGGCTGCAACAGTAGCATTCGCCATTGTCTGAGCCTGTCTCTCTCTAGGAGCATTCGCCAAAGCCAAATCCAGCTTAGCATTTAAAGACTTTACTTCTTCAGAATAAGTTGCCTTGGCGGACGCAGAATAAGCAATTTTACCGGTGCTCATCATCTCTCTACGAGCCTGGTTAGCTAAAGACTTCATAGAATTTGCATAGTCGGCATAAGCTTCTTCCTGGGGGGTACCCGAAGAAAGTGTACGGGCGTCTTTTGTTTCGGCCATCTTCGTACTCTTCTGAGTTCTCACCTGAATTTTTCCATTCTTATCGACATATTCTTCCTTAACAGACTTGTATGACAGAGAACCATCCTCATTGATTGTCGGGGAACCTTTTCTCTTAAGAACCTGTGTCTCAGATTTTGCTCTTGAAATGAGGGTAGATGCACCTTCATGGTAACGACCTTCTGAATCCACATTTCCCTGATACTTCTTCTTAAGAGAAGCGATACCGTTATCGATTTCACTCTGCTTATAATCCAGTTTGTGTTTCTCGGCATCGATTACAACCATACTGTGACGAACTGCCCTCGCTAATTCATCCTGTGTGGCTCCCTTCAAAGTCATATCAGTAATCAGATTCGATACTTTACCCATTTCTGTCTGAGTATTTCTCATAATCTTATACTCTTTACCATTACGATAATAATGATCTACACCATCGGCATCCTTCTTAACGGTTCCACCATAAGCATCCTTGGTATCGAAACCTTCCAAACCTTTTAATGGAGAAGTGGAAGTAATCTTTACCTTACTTTTTGTGGAGTTACAAGGAATTACCATTACGGTATCGCCATCAAAGTCAGCTCCCGATAAACGGTCTGCATTCTTCTTATTGATACCGATTGCATCTGCTGGTGTGTTTCCAAGGACACTCTTTCCTTCAGCCAATTTATTATTGACTTTCAGAATAGGAATCTCAAAGGTTCCGCCATGCGGGTATCGGATCAGAGCAACTGTTTCTCCATCTTTGTAGTTTGGAGCATACACCTCATTATCTTTGATTGTTGTTAATGGGAGAATTACCTGATACTTCTGTCGAGGTAACGCCGCTGCCTGTAAATGTACGGCGGCCGCATCACAATCATCAGCAAATGATTTCAACAGAGCCTTCTTAACAGTAGGATTTGTCAGCGAACAGATTTCATCATATTCCGCCTGCTTATCGGCTTTTGCCAAACCTAACTGTTTTTTGATAAGCGTCAAACTCTGTTTAGAAAGAAACTGTGACGGAAGTGTCTTACTCCATTCACCCCAATCGCCTTCTTCTGCTCTCTTATTGATCAGAGAAAGAGACTGTTTTTTTCCGGTTACAGGATCTGTATACTTACCCTTTGGATCATCGTAATAGCTCTGACCTCCATGCTCCTTAATCAGGGAACCAAACGGATTATCTGGATCATCCTTAATTTTCTTGAGAACATCTTTTGTAGGAGTGCCAGACTTTTTATTAGTGTTGAAAATCACATCAACGCCATCCGGCATATTATCAGAGTAAACAGCCATACCTTTAAGGTAGTGAGTTCCGTCAACCATAATACGGACCTGTGCATAATGAGAATCACCTAAAGACAGGTCTTTCACACCTCTACGGAGTTCAATTACACCATCCTTATCAACGCCACCTTGATCGGCATAGCGGATCTGCAAGCGCTTTGAATCCATGCTGGCCGGATACTCAAAAGATTTTCTGAAAGACTCCCCATTGTCATAGGAGATGTAGTCTCTTACAGAATGGACATTCTCGAAGTCATAAATATCTTTGTGCTCGGTTCCCGGTGGACAAATGACCTTGATATTGGTCTGCTTTCCAGGATTGGTAACCTGTGGAACGCCGCCGCCATAAATCGGATAACCTTCCAATTCCAGCATATAAAGAGCCTGGTTTAGTTTTTCTTTTGACACGCCAAGTTCTCTTTCAACGCCGGTTCCGACATCGATCATTCCCTTTTCTTCAATGAGTTTTCGCAGAACATCCGCAGTGGCCTTAGCCTGGTTCATTCTGTTTTCCGAAGTTTCGTTCAATAAAGAGCGGACAGACGAGTCATTAGCAAATCCCATCTTATCGGCAATTTCATTTAAACTGTAACCTTTTTCACGAAGACCCTTTGCTGTTGCTACCTGAAGAGCACGACGTTCATCTTTAGCGAGGCTCATCTGAGTACGAAGCTGTGTGGTAGTCAAACCCATATTCTTAGCAATGTCTGTTTCGCTCATTCCGGATTTTTTTAATTCCTGAACACGACTAAGAAAATCACCGCTATGCTGATATGGATTCTCTCCAGAACCATAAGGGTAACGCCCAGAACGCCGTGGCATACCATAATGCATTAAAATATCTTCCACAATGGAATTCATAGCTTACCCCTCCTGTTCTCTGATTTTCTTAATCACCTTATCAAAAGTAATAATTCGGTCCATGATTGGAACAATATCTTCAGCCGTTGGGTTATGATACAGAATTTCATTGTTCTGATAGATTCTCAATTCCATTTCAATATCCCCAGGCTTCACTTTATATTCCAAACAAAAAAGAGCGGCATATATTTCAAGCTGCTCCATGTGCGCCGGAATCTTTCCGGTCTTCAAATCGTGAATTCTTAAGAAGTTATTCCGAAACAAAATCGCATCGGCTGTACCAAAACAATTATCGGAATAGTAAAGGATCTGCTCCGGTGTCATCTTAAAGCCGATGGCATCATTCACATACATATTTAATGTCTGCTTCGATTTTGGTAATTTCTGATTGAGCATGATGCACTGTGCTGCAAATGCGTGTAATACAGTTCCTTTTTGTGTGGCAAGGAAATTTCGATATGCTTCCGCAACTTTATCCTCACCATAATTTATCCAGTGATATTTACTGGCACCAAGAAAGGCGTGTTGTCCTTCAAGGTTCGAATGATTGTTGAAGTTCATCCAGTACCTCCTCTTTATTCTCTGGACATATAAATCTTGAAAACGACATCTGATTCATACGATCCACATAATATTCCTGATTCGGCTGCTTCTTTGCGCCAGCGCTTTTTTTACATTCTAAGGAAGCCCATTTGTCTTTGTGAAGAACCAGCAAATCTGGAATGCCCTGAATGTAGGTCGGGTCATTTTTCATCACGATACAACCCGGAAATCTTTCTTTCAGTTCCTTGATCAAATTTGCCTGGAACTTATTTTCCAACATAATGGAGTCTCCTTTCAATTTTCTAAAAACTAAAAAGAGGATGTGGTATTTAATAAAAATGCCTATTTATCCTCTCTCTTCATAAAAGGGCATGTTTTTTTCGCGCGCAAAAAAGAGCATAAAAAAGACAGAGACACGATTAAGCATCTCTGTCCAAATATGTAGTTGTCAGCTGTTATTTCTTAAATACCGGATCAGTATCCAAATCAACCATAAGCCACCGGTACACAATGTAAGAATCACATCAAGGATTAACCCAGCCGTGCTACGCTTTTTCTTTCCACCTTTACTCATCTATCATTTCTCCTTTCTCAGCTTCTATAGCTTTTCGATCTTTCTTAAATATCTTTCCTAAACCGCTTTTTGCAGAATCCATAGTTTCAGAAACACTTTCTTTCAAACGTTCTTTCTTTTCCTGTTTCTCAGCGGCCTTCTGTTCTTTAGCCTCCTGCTTAATACGAACACTATCGTCAAATATCTTTTGGCTCTCCTCGATAACTTCAGCAGTTATGTATCTCAGGCAAACCGTTGTACCGATTTTCACTTTCACACCTTGCTTTGGGTTCGAGTCTATAACTTGAGTATCCTCGTAATCGCGATACTTTGGATTGGCTTCTTTCATACGAAGCTTACTCTTTGAAACTTTCAAACCACGTTCCGTCAGTAATTCTTCTGCCTGTTCCAAATCTATCGGAAACCCCTTACGATATAATTCTGGAATAATAACTTTCGTATCTATTTTCTCAGTCGGCTTATTCTGAGCATTATCTATTGCTTTTTCAACCAAAGGTGTAACCGCAGTAATCAAACCACCAACAGCTCCGATTGCTCCTATGACACCCGAAATGTTTTTATTTGATTTCGTTCCCATATAATCACCCTTTCCATACTCAAGTAGGAATTTAGGGCAAATAAAAAGTGCGCCCCAATTTGAGAGACGCACCGAAAAAGCGCATCTCTTATTGTTGCCACACAATCTCTTCGCCGTTCAAGGGTACGAGTAAAAGAGAATACACTTTTTACCAAAGTTATTCCCTCGAACGCGATTTTCATTATTAGATTGTGTGGCTCTTATAGTATAGCATGAAGCACACAAAATGGAAAGCGGATTCTGTAGCCAGATCCTAGGCTGCAAGCATCTTAGCTCGCTTTGCCATATCATCATAAACCACCTTGGTTCCGTCTGCTAAATATACGACAATGCTCATGTAGTTGTACGGACGATAATCCTGGGCTTCTTTTGATAACCGCGGATACACAGATTTGAAATTATTGAAAATATCTTTCCATGTTACTTTACGCTTTACATTCACGGCAAACCTCCCATCGGATACAATCCACCAAATGGATATCCACAATACGAAGCTCCGGCACCTGAATAAAAATCCCTAGAAATGGTATAACCGAACATCACATCTTCAAAAGATTGATACGGCGGATTATCAACCCATAGCCATTCTTGTGATATGGCGATTTCATTTTTCATCGTCACATGTGCACAATTCGGAATATCTTTATTCACTCGTAAATGATACGGAAAATGTTCGCACAACCAATCCTCGACCAATTTCTTATCGTAAGTCATAAAATCACCTCTTTCTTGCTTCTGGTCAAAAACCCACTTTTATTCGCCTATTACTATATATTTTTAAACTTTCTATCATAATAGTTTAGTATTAAAAGTGGGAAAGTGGGCAGAAAGCCCGCAAACCCGCATAAATACTGGGTTTTTGCTGGTCAAATCCGGGTTTTTGAAAGTGGGCAAAACCGGGCAAATGGCCAGAAATTTGACCAAAATTCATAAATTTTCTCCAAATTGACACCGATTTTTCAGTTCTGGTCAAAAATATCCGGGATTTGGTCAAATCCTAAAACCAAAAAGTGGGCAGAAAAATGACCTGTTACTACAAAGATTTTTAACCTAGATTAGATGAAATCGGTCAGAAATTCCGTCTCTGATAGGGCAAATTGCGCTTCACAACAGGCTTATAATTGTACGTAGACATCTTAACATCCGGAACCCGCTTTACAGATTTAAGCTTCCGGCCGGTGCAAATTTTACGATTCTTTTCCTCGGAACCATACATGCGTCCGAAGGCTTCGCTCAAAGCTTTAGCAAATTTCTCCATCGGCTCCAAAGCTTTGTTCCACGCCTCTGCCAAGGTTTCGCACGCTTTCTGTAATTTTTCCATAGTCATCATAAACTCTCCTTTACGTCATAAACGCGGTTTAATGATACTTTGGTGATTTTGCCGTCCTTTTGAACCATTGCATAGTCACCGCTCCAAAATCCAGTTCCTATCTGCAATAATTCATAAGTATCGGTATTCAATTTACATCTACTGCAATCATCAACCACGTTGAACATTTCCTGAGTAGCTATACAAGCAGAACAGGTTGAGTAATCGGGTCTTACCTTACAGATTTTCATCTCGCCTACCTCCAAACCTTTCCCGTTCTTTTATCCTTCAGCACAACTCGCCCCTCAATATGGAAATCCGCCAATTCGCAAAGTGAAAACAGGGTATTCAGTAACTGATGAAATCTCATGTCATCCTTGTCCTGTTCCTGCTCCACATTCTTAATCGCATTGTAAGCTGTCGGATCATTGTAACCCTCTGCATTTTTTCTGTCGTCCTTAGCTGTCATCTCTACCTCCCCATCTCATAGAATCGTCCATCCACATTGCAGCATTCATAACAGACAGAACTATATATCCGCCGAAAATAAGAATAGCTGTCAGAACGATAATTCCTAAAATTAAATATCCCATTTACTTGCCCTCCACTTCTTCTAATCGCACACCGCCGTACACCCATAGATCCTCTTTGAGCTTGTCCATATCCAACTCATCGTTTTGCCACTTTTCATAATATTCGAGAACATACTCTGTAAACTCTGGAATCCGCTTTGCATATGACTTCGGCCAATAATGATCCATCAACACTTCAAGCGGCAGAGTAAGCAGAAGAATCATCGCCTGATTGATAGCATCATTTGTAGCCTCCTGCTTAACTCTATCCAGTTCACCAGATATCTTTTCTCGAACCAGGGCATCTAACTGAGCTCTTGTCAGATTGTATGTAGCGGTCTTAGCTTTCTGCTCACACTTCTGTGCTCTTCTCCTTTCAGCCCGGCCCATACCGCCGCCTCCTTAATCCATAATGCAGTTTTCTCTTGATGCAAAGAGCAAAATACCTACCATCAAGGCAAATAAAAAGAACGTTGCATCCCATTCGATCGGGATTGTCAACGCTCCAAGTACGATAAATATGATTCCATATATCTTGTTCTTAATTAAATCCTTTCTCAGCATTGTCTTTCTCCTCTTTTGACTTCGCGATGCCAGATGCTACATCATCCATTTTTGTCATTACTCCGGCTTCTCTGAATCGTCCGTATGCTCTGGCTGTGGCACAGTGTTCAATACACTTCATAACCCTGTCGATTAGAGAGTACAGGCATACATATCCGATAAGAAACATGATGATAATTTGAATAACTGTAAAATGCATAAATTTAATCCTCACTTGTATTCTTTTTGCTCTACTACTTTTTCCAGACGGATATTGACCCAATATAATCTTCTATTATAACGAATGAAATCTCCGTCAATATTACACCCTAATTTCTTTGCTTTATGCAATATCGCATTTTTTAATTGTTCATCCATAAATTATCAATCCTCCTTAATCATTGTCATATGAGATTTAACCCCATCATTAGGATCGAAACGTTTTATAGCTTCTTCTACGTCTTTCATACTACACGAATTTGCTCCCATTCTTTTGCCTGCCTCTTTGGTCCATGGGAATGGTTCACCAAACATACGTCCAACTTCAAGAGAGACAGCTGTTTCAATGATTAACTCAGAATACGGAAGTTCTTCGACCCATTTGCAGAAGCTCCGCCACTCATCCAGCTTGTGATCTTTACGCGATTTATAGATGTTCGCCAGAACTTCATAATTCATCATGACATTACGTGTCTGGTTATAGCTACTCGGAAGAAGCTGGATCATCTGCCACCATACTTGTTTATCCTTTTGGTCATAATGCTCGCCTTTATAATCTCCGCCTTTCAAATATAAACTTCTGGCTGCATTCAAAACATCGATGATATCCCATAAAGAGCTAGTCCCGATACGGTTGAGATGCTCGCAACTGAAATCGTCCAGCGTAAACTCTTTAGCCTGGATTTTGTGCATCGTACTACAGCTGTTAGCAACTGTTCCGACTTTGTATGTATCGAACTCTTTCCACCAATATAAAGGTGCGGTGATCCGTACGTACACTGGAAGCATTCTCATAAACTTTCTATGATCCGTACCAGCATTGGATAAGCGCTGCATAAGCGAATGATCGCCCTTGCCAAGATCGAACCCTACAATATCGTATCCAGCTGTTACGTACTCACTATCGCTCTTTTCCCAGCTGTTCATAGGATTACGCATACCTTCGATAACAAACTCTAACTGCTCCGGACTTGCCAGAACCACATGCTCTATTTTAATCATAAGCTTCCTATCCTCTCTCTGTCTTCAACAGCTTTCTCCAAACATGCACATAATGGACCGTTTAATAATAATTTTCTTTCAAAAAAATTTGAATTATCCTTAGTTCTAGCCCATTCGCCTACAACGTAATATAAGGACGCATTTGCCGTTAAAATATTAGTATCTTTTGCGTGATACATTACTTGGATTTCATAGCGACAATTAGCATTGATAACATATACAAAGATACCGTGCATTGTCTCGCTCCAGTTTTCTAATTTAATCATTTTCGTTCTCCTTCCAAAATATCCAGATCCACGCCAATCTGGATTGTTATGCCCCTGTGTTTAGCATAACCCACGGTTTCTTATCGTCTTATGTCAAAATTTTCTATTTCACTGACGCAATCGGAAGAATCATCCACTCTGGTCTGCTGACATATATGTGACGCTAACCGTTCAAATATATTTACTTTCGCAATGGTGCGTTCTTTCCGTTTTTCTGGAATATGGAACTCCTCGAACTTAGTTATCATCTTCGCCCCTCATAAGGAATCTGAATCACATCTCCGCCAGGAACAGTAACAGACTGCATAAGCTGACCAGTTTCCTCGTCGAAGTAAATGTTATCCATGGCATGATCCCACTCTTCAAACTGCTCAGCGATGTTTCTGCCTTTCTCTTTACGCATATTGATAAGCTCGTCATGAACCACACGTCTCCAGGATCTTGCAATTTCCATACGGCTCTGAGCAAGGATGTTGTACAGTCCATTCTCAGTCACAAAGTTGACGGAACGTCTCTGACCTGCTACTACCAAAGGTAGTTTCAGCTTTTCGTCCTCTTCACACATTTCGAGCATTCTCCACTCGTTGCCGCTACTGTAGCCGATAGCGTGGCTAATATCTTTTGCCTTAAACAGCGGAGCGTCCAGGTCTCCATATACATTAAGGCGTTTCCCTCCAAATGAAATACTTCCGGCAATTTTAATCTCTTTACTCATCTCTGTTTGTTCCTTTCTCTTTGTAATTTAACATCCATAGCCTTCTGCAACTCTTCTGGTGTAATATTAAAAATGGACTTAAGGAATTCCAGGCAAATATAAGCATCTGCCATCTCTTCCAAAAGTCCAATTCTATTATCATACCCACGAATCTGTTTACTGATTGCCTGTGTAAGTTCCGCAAACTCTTCCATGGCAATCGTACACTTTAATTTCCATGGCTGACTCTCAACACTTCTTCTGATAATTCTCCGCCGCTCTTTATCCGACAACTCGATGTTGCTTTTCATGCACTGGATAAATCTATTTCGATCCATCGGTTGCCTCCATCCGAGCTTTAGCAGCTTCCTTTCGCTCCTTGTACTCCGCTTCGTCGATTTCAGCAAAGCCGTTCGGAGCTTCTTTAAAATATCTGTTAATTGCTACCTTGTCCATGGACGGAGTGATTACGTATAGAATTCCGACGGTATCATAATCACCTTTCGCCGGATCTACAAGGAAATCCTCCGTATAAATCTTAAAAGCTCTATCAGCCGGCATATACGGCATAGTGATTGGATACTGTTCATCCATAACAGTATCAATCAGTCCACTGTGATATGGAGCGTCCGGACAGTTAATGTTCACGCCATGATAGCGGTCCACGTCTCTATACTTAACCGTGCCATCGGCATACACATATTTAAATAAGGAAGACATGCGTTTGCACTGATAGTTACGCTCTTCTCCCCTCAGACCACTCATATCAGAAATATCACTCCATACCTCGTCGGTATCCTCAATCGGAAGAAGCGGCTTGTTGTTGATGAGACGATTCAGAATAGCTTTAGTCAGACCAATGCTGAAACCGGAATGACCGTCTTCGCACAGAGAGCCAAAGGCTTTCAATGCACTTTCATAGCAAGCACAACCATAATCCCACTCCCCGTCTTTTCTGTCTGGCTTCTCTCGACGGCAAGCAATGGCAACCTCGTTTTCAGCCCAACGCTCCATGTTAGATTTTTCACGGCAGGAACCGATAGAGCGGTTGCGATCGTCTATGTACTCATTTGCAAATATCTTTCTGCAATTTCCACCAAATGCTTCCACAATTTCCGGAATGTTGTCATTCACAGCATCGAAGACCAGTCCGTGTTTTTTACACCACTCTACGGCATCCTTGGTCTGCTCTTCATTTCTGGATGTCCAGAGAATCAGTTTTTCTCCGTTAGCCTGTCTTTTTTTCAGATACTCGATAAGCTCCTCGTTGGGAATACCGATCTCCGGCCACTTGTTTTCGCATAAAGTTCCGTCAAAATCTACTGCAATAATGTTCTGTTTCATTTATTTTCTCCTTTCTTAGTACCGCCATGAATCCCGTTCAACTGTGCTAAATAATCACTTTGCTCATCGCAAAATATGATCTCATCTGGCTGGACTCTCTTCACGCAATCAGCGAACTCTACAATACCAAATACTTGAGAGCCGATCCCAGTAGATATAAAACTTAATCCGTCTATTATTGGACGTGTATACTGCTCTTCCCATAAATGAAAAATCCCGTATTTGCCATTCACTTTACAAAGTCGAGTTTCGTGTTTAATCTCGATTTCCGTATTCACTGTTTTGTTTCCTTCCATGATTTTTCTTTAATGATCCCGATAAATTCTACCCGCTCTTCTGCCAGACTCACAAAATATCTTTTCCCTTTGTAATCGACGATGTCGCCCTCGTACTTATAGTTCTTGTCCGGCTCTGAAGCATACGCCAAGATGTTTATTTTTGTCGTTCTATTCATAGCTCCTCCAAATATCAAGCTCCAGGTTGCATGGCTGATTGATCTGCATACTGCAATGCCTGAAGCTTTTTCTTCATATTGTCTAAAATATATTCAACTGTGATTTTCGTTGTCTGCGCCAGTTTTATATACTTAGAATGTTCCTCGTACCACTTGAATATCTCATAGAGATTTCCACTCTGCCAACTGAATGACCACCAATCACAAATCATCTCAATGATGTAATCGTATGGCATTTCCAAAACGGTCTCCAGTTCACCGTCTTCCATATCGTCATGGATAAGAACCCAGTGCTGCCAATGATGTGGATTCCGGTGAATGTGAAGTAACCATGCTCTCTGATACCGCTGTACAACTTCATAAGAGCGATTATTTCCATAGAAATATGCATCGTATGCCTCATACTCATCCGGCTCGTTCTTAGACTGATCATGAGCAAATTCCGTATTCCACCCGGCGGTGAGTGTATTTGTCATAAGTCCAGGTAAATTCTCAGAAAGCCAGTCGAACCCTCTTTTCACATTAGCTCGATGTCTGGCTAAATATTGATCGTACTGAAAGCTCACTTTTGACCCTCCTTCTTTTTCGTTGTTATTAACCTTTCATAAAGCTCTCTCGCTTCATCTCCTTGGAAAGCATTGATAATCTCTACAGACTGATTCATCCGTTTTCTTCCCACAACCATTACTCCAGTATCGTTTTTGTTTGAGAAATCAACACTAACTAATATACTATCTACCATTTTCAGCCTCCTTCCAGTAAACAGGTTTATCTGAATTGGCATTCATCGGCTCTGCCAAACAGTCGTTACACGGATCAAATTTTTCTTCGAGATCCTTATGCTCGCAGGTTTTGCAATAGGTTTTGAAATCAACCTCTTTGTAAATATTTTCCATAAGCTATTCCTTTCACATATAGTAGCGGAGCCAGATCGCATACCATACCTGCTCGTATGTACAGTTGGATAATAAGGTTTTAAATTCCTCCTCCGATAGAGACTTTATCCGAAATGACATAACTCGCAAAAATACAATGATGTTCCTAAGGACTTCTATCATCTGTGTCACCTCCGCTTTATGCTGCCATACCAGATGACTGCTCAAATACTATGGGCTTTTTATTGATCCATTTGGTCTCATTAAATGTTTTCTTATCTTTCAATGCTTTGCTGATAGCAAGATCGATACCAGACCGAGATTTCAAATGGTAGTAATACAGATCCGTATATGGTGTATTCATTCTGTCTATTCGACCGGCAGACTGTGCCATGATCTTATACGAATAATTCTGAGAATAGAATATAATCGTGTCCGTCGTAATACAGTTCCATCCTTCAGCCCCAGCATTGTATTGAACTAAATATACCCACGCATCGCTAGTCGGCACTGGCTGATGTTTGTGGCCGTTCCACTCTCCGACTTCATATCCAGAGAATATCTCTTTCAGAAGCTCGAGCTCATAATCGAAATTGTAAAATATAATCACTTTCGGATGCTTCTCCACAATTTCAAGTAAAGCTATTTGTCTGGACTGATCGGTGTTTACAATCTTTCTCCATACATAGCACAGACCGGCAGCATTGATAATTGGTTCTTTTTTAAACGGGTCCCATCTGGTTTTTCCGACATCTTTATACCTTTCGATATTGTACTTGACATAAATATCCTCATGGTGCGAAACCGTCTGGCGATTAAAATCCATATTCACCAAGATTTTGTTTCGCAATCGAATCAACCTACCAGTATTCAAATATCGGTCAACTTTAGGAAATTTGCTGAAACGACTATAGACTATATGCTCCCTTGTAAATTCACTTCGGTTTTTATAAAATCCATTAGCAACAAACACTGGAATATAATCCTGCCAGGTATCGCCAGGTGTTGCAGATAACAGTATCCACTCATTTACCTTGGCGATTTTCAAGAATGCTTTAACCCATGTCCCAGAGCCTATAACACGCTGCTCATCAAATATAAAGAAGGCGTCCTTAACATCTGCATACTTCTTGATATTGTTCCAAGAATCAATCACAACCTTATTGGTATACAAATTCTCTTCTTTATCCGTTGATAATAGAAATGGTGAGAGTTCCTCTTCCCATTCAAAGGTGTCTCGTTTCCTAGCGGTTGTGATTATGTACAAATCCTTAATGTTCACATCGTCCATAGGAACATACTCATCCGTTCCAAGTTCTCCGCCATTTCGAACATAATAGTAGGCCAGCGAAGTTCTGGATTTTCCGCTACCAACACCACCACAAAGTATGCAGCCATTTCGCATTCGTCGTACAGCCTCTTCCTGATAGTCCCGTAATTCTACGCCAGCCATCACACACCTTTCGTGACGAATCCGTCTTCTACCTCGACTTCGTAGCCGTTACCATCCAGATCCGCTTTTGGACCATACAAGAGCATACAGGTTGTGATGGTTTCATCACTCTGATTCTCTGAATGATAGAACTCATACAGGCAGTCCAGCACTTTTTTAGTGATAGATAATTTACGGCAATCGTATACGACTTTGCTTCTTAAATCTGAAACGCCCATGATTTTAGCAACATTGTCATAAAGCTCGCTGATTCCGCATGTACACTGCTCTTTTGAAATAGAATATCTTTTTTTCATTCGTCATCACCCTTTCCAAATAATTTGTTAATCTGACGGAGCATTCTTCTTGTACTCCATATATCTGAGAAATACATAGGCGTATACCAATAATTTTCAGATGAATCGTCCGTGGACATTGGGTCAGTTATCGAGTTACCTATTTTTATAAATCCAGCCAACCCAAGAAGTGAGATCTGGATATAACACATCAGTCCAACAATTTCATCAACGTCCTGTGCAACTACTAAGATATGATTCTGGTAGTTCCTCGGCGGATCACAATGTTCAAGCTGCTTTCGTATTACATACACACCGGCAATCAAAGTTGCTCCAGCACCGCAGCATGGATCGTTAATTGAGATATAACCATATTGCTCTATCTTTTCTAAAGCATTAGTCGCTACCACTTCGGCCATAAGTTCGCAAACATGATATGGCGTGAAGAATTGACCAGCTGATCGATTTCCAAGATCAAGCTGCATAAACATTTTTCCGAGGAAATCCTGCTCCTGGCTCTGATCCAGTGCCATAGTTGTGTATGCTGCTAATTCTGGAAATATAGCTTGCTCTTCTTTTGAATACTGATGAATAATTTTCAGATACCGCTTCTCTCTTTGGTCATAGTTTTCCTTGTCCAAAGCATTCGAGATTGAACACGCATGAAGTAGAATATAATCTCTCCACACATCCCATGCTCGATGTCTGTATGTAAGTTTCTGAAAAGATTTTAAGAATTTATCCTCACAGTCAATTTTCGGTTCAGATTTCGTAGTTACTTCCGGTGGTTTCTCATCCTTCTTTTTCGTTTCGCCGAAAGTTGGTTGCCACTTAGGTGGCGGTTCTTTTGCTTTGAATGTTTTAGGTACCGTAGTCTTAATCTGTGGTTTTGACTTCGTTTTTTTCTTATTCCAAAACATAATTTTTCTCCTTTCATAAAGTAAGAGTGCCGGCTTTGACACCGACACCCTCAAAATATGATTTATGCGAATGGCGGCTCCTCTTCATCCGCATATTTCTCAGCAAACACGTCCTCTTCAATCGCGACGTACATGGTCTTCAGATATGCCTTGATACCGGATTTTCCGTTTACTTCCCACTTTGACGGACTGATGACCAGATCAACATTTCTGATTTCAGCATAGTCAAGAGAAGATACAGACTCCTCATCCAGCTTTGTTTTAGATCTTCTGGTAACCATATATACATTCGGCGGAATGTTATCAAACCGAACAGCTACCTGAATATAGTGAAGAGGTGCTTCATCCTCATCTCTCGGCGGAAGGATTCTTACATTCCATCCGTCTTCGCCGAGCTTCTGTGCCTGGTCGGCATCCGGAATTACAACACAAAAGTTACGGTTACCTGCTCTGTTGTACTTTGTCTCTTCTCCTCTGAAATTTCTGAACATAATACGAGCATTCTCAATAATCAGCTCATTTACATTTGCTCTTGCCATGATTAAATTCTCCTTTATTTTTTTAATTTTCCGGCGGATTCATTGCGTGCTTCATCACAATATCTGAAATATCATAATCAAGATCGCAATCCATGTGGAAGTTATCATTGTTGAAATGCGGGCAGTCGAAGCATGTCCGATACTTATCCTCCCCGCAAGGCATCGCCCATGGAACAACACAATCTACATCGGCGTCATTTGCACCAAGCTCCGGAACATATGGATCATCAGATACAAACCATTCAAAGTCTCCGTACTGAGAAATAGTTTTTACAGCCTCATCAACCAGTTTGTCGTAGTAGGATCGGTCAATGCCGTCTTCCTTGCCAAGTTCTTTGACCATCTCTGATTCCATCCAGCGATAACCTTTGGAACCGGTTGCAGCATAATAACGACCGTCCTTTTCTCTCATCAGAAGTCCAGCTCCATATCCATCTTTCATCGGACAGAACTGACCAACTTTTCCAATAAAGTGATAGTCGTGTCCTTTTTCGATCAATGGAGTAAGCTTCTGGCATGTGGCTTCAAAAGTTGTATCGGATAACAGTCCTTTCTTATAGTCACTCTCTGCCTTGCTGAATTCTTTTTCTGCCTTGCTGACATCCGGTAACTCCTCATTCAAATCCAAATATAAAGAGCTGCTCACAGATTTGGTCTCGCACATATCTTCAAATGCGATGTCTTCTCTGCTGAACAGCTTCTTAAATACATATGGAATCTGGAACTGAGTACCTGTTGCCGTCCATTTTCCACCTTTCTTTTTGTTGTCGCCAGGAACATAACCATACATCTTCTGGCATTCTTCTGCTGATTTGTACTTTGCAATATATACAGCATCATTGACCAAGCACATCCGATCGTACGTAGCCTCGTGCTCAAACGTGTATCCGTATCTCTCACCGAAGTCCATAACGAACTGAATAATCTCTGGCGTTGCATCTGGGATCTTAATAGAGTCTGTCTTAATATGAGCAACCTGGAATCCGCGCTTCAGAACCTCATTCTTAAGGTCGATCATGAATAATGCTCCACGTTTCGCCACAATATTATCGATGTTTCTTGGATCACGGAATGGATTATCAAAGGATGCCGATGTGAGACCGTATACTGAATTGATAGCTGTCTTCAGTGCATTAGCAAGATCTTTTGATGTCATCTCGCCGTCAATAACTCTCTGAATATACGGAGTAAGCTTGCCGTCCAGCATGGTATTAACAATATTCCAAGCCTCATGTTTAATGCTTACACGACCCTCAACAATATCACGGAACGCCTTCGTAAATCTCGGTCCAAACAGAACCTCAGCAATAGCACTATGCGGATGCATTGAAGAAATATCCAGGAGTGCTGCATTTCCATACATTCCTGGTACGCCCTGTGCAAATCCGCCCTCGCCTACCTCTTCTCCACGATATGTAGATTTTCCATGGTCGAATACATACCCAGGGAAATATGGAAGAATGCTGTGAGCTTCGAATGGAACTTCGTCCTTATCGTTGTACTTCCAACCATAGTGAGGCTCCTCCATCATCTTCGGGCAGGCTTCCTTAAGGAAATCCATACTCTCTTTATCGAGCGACTCCACCGGCTCTGCTAGATTTCTGTAATGGAACTCTGACTGCGGTTTTCTGTTATTTCCAAATATAATTTTGGTTGTAAGAGAGTTCGTAGTATCATTAACGGTCATCTCTGCTAAATCTGCCAGAATCTGTCGCGCCGTCCAGTCAGCCTCAAGATAATTAAAGGCCGCCTCAGTAGCAATAACATCGTTATCACAATACTCAGCGACCTTAATCCAAAGCTCTTCCGGAACCGGTTGATCCCATGGAAGACCAAGCTCCTGGTGATGCGTTCCTGCCTTGATAATTCTTATTTTTTCATCGGAGAATCCTTTTTTCTTGAGATCGTCATCGGTGAGGTTTCCCATCTCGATTTCCAATTTCTTAAGACTCTTCTTATTACCAGCCGAAGCGAAGTCATACACATCCGTATAGGATACGTTATACGCTTCTCCAAAGAAACAGTTCGGACTTCCGTTAATGATCTTCTGCGAAAGGTTGTAGAGCTGTTCGTTTGTATAACCCATCAACCTTGCGTACAGAATATGGTTATCATATCTCCGACAGTTAAAGCCAACCAGTCTGAACCGCATCAGCTCCTCGATCTCACTCGGAGACGGGTTAATCATTCTTACAACAGGCTTTCCCTCACCCTCGATTTTCCAGTTCACAAGGAATAAGTTTGGGAAAACCTCAATATCATAGAATACCAGCTTTGCATCATCGTTTTTCACCGCTGTGGACGGATCTGCGGACTTAAACTGCATTTTGTTTACCAACTTAATACAGTAATCCGCTTGATGAGTGCTGTTAGCTGCAAATGCTAATACTGCATTGCGCATATCTGTGACATCATACTTCAAATCACTTCCATACGCATCTTCCAGTATCTTGTAGATAAAATCGATACTGGGCTTAGTTCCCGGATGTATCTCTTTGTTAAGATTCCGTTTGATCAGTGTTCTAAGCCCTTTCTCGCTCTTAATCGCTTCAAAATTTACCATTTTTTGTTCTCCTTTCAGCGGTAAACCGGAGCTAATTGTTGCGATAGGCAAATTGTTACACTTCGTCAGCATACGCCGCAAAGAGCTTTTGCCTGTGAACACCTTAACTTCAATGTGATCGTCATACACTCTACTAAGCTGTGTCGGATCACCGGTATAAATATAATGAAGATGTATACCTTGTCCCGATTTACTAAGCTCAGCATAAGTCGGCGGCCACTTACTTGCTTCTGCTAAATTCTTTTCAAATGACTTGTTTCCAGATTCATCCGGAATATCAAAGTCAATCACGATATGATTCTCCGGAACTTTCACATAATGAAGTTTTTTCGTATCCATTCCAGATAATTTCGTGCGAACAGAATCCCATTTTTTCTGAGGGGTTTCGTTTTCCGAAGCATACTGTGCGGGGCATTCCGAACACACATCATCAAATATAGATTCAGTGCTATCGAATCGTATCAGTGCCGGTTTGACTGCTTCCGTCTTTTCCTCCACGGTTTCTTCTTCGAATTTTTCTGTTCTGAATCCGATGTAATAACTTCTGACACGAGTTCCATCATCCAGATTGAAGCGTTCCTGAAAATCATGAAAATAGTTTTTGAGTTCCTCTTTGAATACCCTCTGTGAGAACGGAAATCCAACCTTGGCATCGTCACAGTAGGTTTTGTACATCTCCCATGCAGCTTTCAAGGTTGTCCCATTTTCTTTCTTAAATACATGATACGAATCGATAATGAAGTTATAGAAATCATTAGATGCACCAAGCATCGTAATCGGAATATAATCGTCATAACGACCAGGATTGTTCAAATATACCTCCTGGCAGTGGTAGGCGATGGCTCCCAACTCAAATTCCACTTGCTTCACGATTGTTTTGTACTCTTTGGGATTCAACTTATTTCCAGACGGAGATACATCGATCAATCTTCGAATCAGACCAGACTTTGCATCTGTTATCTTTACCGGCTTGTTTGTTCCCATAAACAAGAAACATTTGAACCGATTTGAGTACGTAGACTTGAATTTTTCATTTACAGTCATTAACTCATGAGATACCAAACTGTTCAATCTGGTGTTATCCTCAATTCTCGATAAATCACCGTCGTGCTGAATAGCAACCAGAGGGTTTGTTTTAAATGCTTCCAATGCAAATGAATTGCTGGAAGATCCAAGTGCTTTTGCGTCAAATACAGAATAGTATCCATCGAAAAGCTGCTGAATAATGTTGAGAACTGTAGATTTACCTGTTCCAGCAGCTCCGTATAAAACCATAAATTTTTGCAGTTTTTTGGATTCTCCAGATACGATTGACCCTATAGCCCACTCAATTTTGGTCCGCTCTTCTTCCGAATATAAGGTAGACATCAATTTCTCATAGGCAGACAAATCGCCAGCTTCAAGCGGATAATTCAACTTTTTGCTGGCGTAGTCTTTTTTATTAGTTTCTGTATTGGAAAATATAAGTTTGTCATCCAACGTATGAAAGCTGTCCCTCATCTGCTTCTGACAATACTTATGCCATGAGTCGATCATACCCGACTCGGCATCCCACATATGCAGGACTTTAATATCGGAGTTAAAACGCTGGCGGTTCTCCTCAGCATATCTATCCAGTTCGCGGTCAATGAGCTGCAAGGCATCTTGCTCGTCCGTAGACCATAAACCACGTTCCTCAATCCAGATAGCATAGAAATCACCACCTCGAATCATTAGATCGGTGCTTTTTTTAATAATGAACTTTGGATAGATTTCTATTACTCCACGTTTCGTTGAACGTGTTGAAATCACCATAAAGTCGATCATCGCATTTTTTACTCTCCTTCCGGACGCTTAAGTTCCTCGATTTCCTTTTCCAGTTTTCTGATACGCAGTGCCTGGTCCTTCTGCTCGATTTTCATGACAACCAAGTTTGCAGTTGTCATAACAGCAAAGATTGTGAGCTGCTTATTGAAGCTCCGCTGTTTACTGACCGCTCTTGTGACAACATCCAATCTTTTCTCAGATGACCGTAAGCTACTAAAAATATAAGTAAGCATTTCGCCCATTACTTCTTACCTCCTCTTAATCCATTCATGAAGCTTTCGACAGTCTCAAACCGCCAATTCCCTTCATTGTTGAACGTAAATATAAATTCCTGATGGTTCTTCTGACGGATGCGAATACTGTTCTTTCCGTTCTGGAACCAGGTTTCTACCTTATCCCCAGCGTACTGAGGAAAATATAACTCGAACCACTTGTATACCTCACTATGGCTCATAACGCCCTCCTATCTGATATTGTCGAGATACCAGTTAGCCTGATACCAAATCTCGATATCTCTCATATCGTATCTGCAATGCTCGATTGTGAATAATCCACCCTTGCCATCCCGTCCGTAGTCACGATTCAGGAATCGCCGAATAACATCGACGGCATGAGCCTTGTCAAATTTGGAATCATCCATAGAACCCAACCCAAGGCTCACAATCATATCCCAAAACCACTGGCCTGTCCGATTACCGATGTCCGGATCATCCATGATGTGCTCTTCTAAGCGTATAGCAAGGGCAATAATCATTTCTAAAACACTGCACGGACGATTATCCAAATAACTTGCAATCATACTATCCCGGTATCCCTGCTCGTTTCCGAATCTATATCGAAGATCGATTCCATCGTCATAGCGGTTGCTATCAAGCGCAATCGTGTATGTAAAATCCGTATCATGAAGCAAATATAAAAGCTTACGATACGATAATCCTCGTGAATACTCATCATCACATACGAGCTGGTACATCCAGTCAAAATATGCATTGTTCAGCTCATCCCGTGTCATCATACCTCCATCTGATGCGGCATATCTTCAGCTACCTCGGAATAGGTTCTCTGATCAAGGAGAATCTCGTAGTCGCATTTTCTTGCGTCATTACGGACAAAGACAGAGTCGTCCTCATACTCTCCAAAATGATTCAAAGAATCAATTCCAACAGCATCTTCCACATCCTCAATTACTTCATCATTTTCATCAGCAAGCACGCCGTCTGCATAGTAGGTAAGGCTGATCTGCTCATACTCTTCATCGTCACCAAACTGCTCCGGCGGAATCACATACGGACCGGCTTCAGAAACAGGCTTTTCTTCCTCGTCCGAACCGAAATCAGAATATCGGGTGTAACCCTCTTTTGTCAGACGTTCCGCATACTCTTTAAGATCTGGTTTTTCTTTGTCCGCATCTTTAATACCTTCAGCAACGATTTTCTTTACGGACTGATCCTTTAATTCCTGCTCACGTCTTAAGAAAACCTCTTTTACAGAATCAATTTCCTCCTGAGCGAGCGCTTCGTATTTATCCTTAAGCAAATACCATGTCACTACTGATCCAGTCGCAGCACCAATGATAAATGCCAAAGAAAACAGAGATTTGTTACTCATCTTCATCCTCCTCGTTCTGAATTGTCATAACGGTAAGCGCAAGCCCACCGAAAAGTAAAGAGGCACTCAACAGAATGCCCCCTGTGATATGTCTTTTTCTTTTAGTATCCAATATGTAATCCATCATGGATATAAAATTTCCAATGCCATCCATCAGTGATGCTCCTTTCCGCCCATAAGAACGGCCAGACCACTAACAAAGCAAATACCAGCAAATGCTGAAAATGTTAATCCCATAAAACCTGTCATAATTCAGGACTCCTTTCTATTCATAGCTCGAAAAATAATGGTTACCTACTTGAAACATCGGTCTTCCGTATTTTCCATATTCACCCGCCGTAAAGAATATCGTATCTACATTAGTTCTGGATTGCAGCTCCTCTTCAACTAACTGGCAAATATCATCGTCTACAAAGCACTTATCAACTCTCCCATTCCACATGGATGAAAACTGATTTGCTTGATATACAACACCGTACACTGTATCCGGAAAATATACGGAATCAACACGATTTAATATGGTGTCGATCACTAATCGCTTTCCTTCCTCGCATTCGCCCTCAGCTTCTGCCATAGTTACAAGAGCAATCAGCTCAATATCTTCCCGTGGCAATAGTGTATCCTCCACATACTCTTCGATTTCAACTGCCGACACCGTTTCCTCTAAGGGTTGCTCAGAAATAATTACAATAGGATCAATAGGTTCAGCTTTTAAAGTCGGCTGTATTTCGATATATTCATACCGGTTTACCTGTTCTGCCGAGCAGACAAAACCTGTGCAAATAATCGCAAATACGCAAAGAGCAGGAAGGACCACCATACGAATATAATTTCGCATATGTATCCTCCTCAAAAAATTAGATCAGATCGAGAATCGGTCCGTCTACATTGAACTCCATTAGAATGGCTTTCTCGTAACCACCATCCTCAGTTTCACGGTTGGTCTCCAGAATCCCGAAATCAACGAAGTTGTCGCCATTTTCATTTCCTTCAGGTTTATAAACCCAACCAACAATCTGGCTCATTTTGGTACGCTTAATGCCAAGCTGATCGTATACATCGCTGAGGAATAAATATCCATTAGCTTTAAGTTTGTCGTTTGCCAGATTCTGCTGAGAGCGCAGATACATAAGGTTGTAATCCATATTGGATTCATATGCCTCGCAGGACTCATCAAAGAAACGGGCGTAATCGTTCGTAGAAGGCGCAGCCACATCTACTGTAGACTTTACCTTTTTCTCTTTACCATTGTCCGGATCGGTTACAATTTCCTCAAATTTCTTTGCCTTGATGTTGTAGCGAAGTTCTTTATCTACCTCCGCACCAAAACGTTCAACAACTCTGTTTCTGTATTCTTTGAAAGTTTTATCAACGGTTGCATAAGCCGCTGCCAATGCGACATTTCTTTTCTTGAGAATATTGTGGGATGCAACAATACTTGCAATGGATAAGGTTCCAAGTGCTACAGATGGAGCATAAAGCTTAGCGACTTTTACTCCGGCCTGGACATAAACGATAGCCAGATCTTTTTTTGCGTCATCTTTGGAATATTCATTTGCCAGCTCCTCATTTTCAGCGCATTTATGAATAGCATCAATATCTTTCTTGGACTTCTCCAATACACTGTCCAGCTTAGTAGTTGCATGACAAGCCATAACAGCACTTGCAACCGTACCGACAACGCCAGCTACTACCAGAATCTCCGGGCTGTGTTTCTTAAGTTTCATACTTACTTTTCCGAAAGTCGTGGAAACGCTCTTCATGATTTCTTCTTTCTTCATATCAGTTATTCTCCTCTTCCATTTTTTCTTTCTTTTCTAAATGCTCAATCAAGTGCTGTGTGTACCACATGATTTTTTTCAAATCCTGAATGCCGTTCTTATTTTTCCAACGGCACGCGTACTTGATGATATTACCTGTATCGGTTGCTTCGATACCTTTTAAATCGAAAGTGAATGCCTCAATAACATCAATCACTTCCAAACCTGTTTCTGACTGATAATGACTCGGATGAGACACCATTTTGTCATCTGATTCGTACATAAAATCATCCCTCCTAGTTCAACGGTAATGCCTTCGGAAGTTTGATCATGTATCCATCTCTAACACGAATTACAGATGCATTCCGAATATCGGTCCAACCGTACTTATTGTCTGTATAGTTGCCAGACACACCAACCAGATCGTAGAAATCAGCAACGCTGACTAACTGGTATGTAGCGATAAGCTCATCCATTCTCTCCAGAACGTCTTCAGCTTCACCACGAGATTCCAGAATAATATCGTCATAATCGTATCCAGTTCGTGTTCTTGTTGTATGTCCGGAATCTCTGCGATCCCGATCATCATAATACTTACGATATGAAACTTTGGATGACGTTGACGATCTTCCTCCTCTTGAACTTCCGCTAACACCAAGAAATGCTCTAACAGCATCCAAGATAATATCCTTTAGTGCCGGAACCACAATGTCTTCAAAAATATAGCTTTTTACATCATCTACATCTTCCGGAACAAATACGTTCGTAATCTTCTGAAGACCATTCTTTTTCTTCGATTTGACAGAACCACTGACAACCTTTTCAACCCTTTTCTCCGGAATATCATCATTCTGGTTCTGTCGTGATTTATGGGAATTTGATTTGTATTCCTCCATCTCCAAATCTCCTTTCAATTAACCGTTACCACTTTTCCAGGGAGGGTTATCCTCGTACTTGGAATACGGTTTGTTTTCTTCTTAAACTGATACGCCAAATTACTCCTGGCTTTCTTTTCGGATGCCGCGTATGTAGAACCATGCCATCTATTTGCAACGCAGGTATTAAATTCCATAACCAGCCCATCATACATATACTGATTCATAGGACACCTCCCTTAAAAAGCAAAAGGGAAAGCACCCTGTTATAGGTACTCTCCCTCTGTCTGAATCATCGATTCAATTCTTATTCAGAATCCTCTTCGGTCTCTGCATCGAGATCCATAAACTCTCCGTCGATGGTATCGTCCTTCGGCTGAGTTACAACCGTCTTACGATTCTCACGCCAGTTCTTGAATTTTGCTGCTGCCGGAACGACTACAAATTTGTAGGTTAATGCACCTGCGATCATAGCCAATCCGATAGTTGTCGCTTTCTTCATACCGCCGTTAGAAGCCGCTTTCACGATTTCCTCAGTAGTTGTTTCGATAACCTCTTCGTTGTTGTTCATGATTTCGTTGTTCTCCATAATATGTTCTCCTTTCAGATTTGAAATATGTGGTTCTTCCATAATAGTGTTTGTAAATTTTGCGAACCTTACATTAAGCCACGTAAGTCATATCTCGGACCATAGCCATAGTCAATAACCAGACAAGGTGTTCCGTCCGTAGCAAGCTGGGAACTGAATCTCAGATCAATGTATCCATTGTCAATATTCCAGCCAAGATCATCACCAAGCTTAATAGGCTCTAATCCGACCTCATAATAGAAATCATTAAGTGAAATATACATTTCATCTCGCATTTGACGATTTAATTCATTCTCAGCCTTTTTCAATTTGTCGATGTCCGACTTAAAATATCTTCCGGACACAGCATCAAAACATAAAGTATCGCCTTTTGCTGTGACGATGACCTCCTTATTTTCAACAGGATTTTTCTCAAGGCGTTCCTTAGCAACCGCGTCCCTCACAGTCTGTTCCTTTTTCTCGCCGATTGTCTCTACTACCTTTTTTTGATAATCTCTCAACGTTGATTCGGAAATGGTATACGCTGCGGTCAGTGCTGCATTTCTTCTGGCATTAACGGAACTTGCCCCGATAAGACAAGCTACTGATACTGTTCCCGTAACTGCCGCGGGAATATAACATTTCCAAGCAGTTTTAACGACATCCATCGGCTCCAGTTTATCCACCTGCTGACGTCGCTTTTCCTCATCCAATAATTGGATTGCTTTAGGAGTAGCTCGTACTGCCATTACGGTAGTCGTAATCATTCCAGCAATTCCAACTCCAGTGAGGATTTCAGGACTATGCTTTACTGTAGCTGTTTTTACATTTCTACAGATCTTAGTCAAATTAGGTTTCTGCATTTCAGTCTATCCTCCATAAAATATAAACGGGGCACAAGGCCCCGCGATTTATCTAACCAACCAGAATTCCGGACGAACTCCAAGAAAGGCCGAAGCGTTGTCGTAGTACGTACTGCCATTGCGGATCACAAAGGCAAAGCTAGCCGAAGAAAATTCCTTTTTAGTAGCATTGCGGAGCCAGCCAAACTCACAATTGTTTTTGTAATAAGCTACGCGGTTTCTTCTCTGTTTCATAAGAGGAAGCTGCTCATCTCCATCCGCTTCGATGTGATCTCGATCCCATTTATCGGCCCAGCCGCAAATCTCTCCGAGAGTCGGGATTGATAAACCGGTCATTCTCTGCTTAAGAACCGCAGGGAACATATTGTACAGCTCGGTATCGATCCACTTTTTCAGATCGGACTGAGAATATCCGCCAGCATTGCCACCATCTTCATTCATCGGGCGTTTGGTAACATAATCGTCGAAAATGAATAACACCTTATTGTTCGTAACTTTCTGAACTGTTGCTGTAAAGTTTCCGAGCTTTCCTAAAGGAACCATCATTTTATCGCCAACTTTAATGTCTGCCTGAAGGATGGAATACGGATTATGTACCGTATCTCTAAATAAATTCAGGGTCGCCTCAACATCAGCTCTGCAATAGCGAACTGTATCGCCAATATCAAATGTCGGAAATAACGGTCCCAAATCGATCGCATAACAACCCTCTGATTTTCCTTTTTCGTCAAGATCGATGTACTTTCTATACATCCTCTCTACCGTCGAAACATCGATGCCTCTTTTGGTTAAGTTAATAATTTCTTCTCCTAATGTCATTTCTCTTGTACACATAGTACGTTCTCCTTTCAGAATATAAAATTTTTATTTGGTAACTACGAAATTAGCAGGTCAATAATCCACTCAAGCATATCTTTCGCACAAGAAAAAACATAACTTGTTCGTGGATTCACACATGAATATGAATCACATTCATCTCGAAATGATTCAATCACAATCAGCGGTGGTATCTCTGGGTGTTTGCAGAGTCGTATTAACACTTCTCTTCCAGCCCATCTCATATAACTCGCCTGCTCAAAGTTATATCCACGCTGAACCACAGGCATTGTTGCGATAGCATAACGGACAGTATAAATGGCTCTTTCAGTCGGTGATTCCATTTGTCTCCTCCAAAAGAAAAAAGCGAAAGAGTCTTGTTAGGACTCCTCCGCTTCATCTTTGTCTCTCCGGGCAAGTGCTTCACTGACCTTTTCTTCAATTTTTTCGTCCATTTTCTGTTCATTCACCCAATCGGTAATAAGGTTTACGCCTACACCAATCACGGTTGCTGCTACTCCAATAGCCTTAATCCATTTACTTTTATTGCTCATAATGACACTCTCCTTTCATAATACAGCTTGTAATTTCTGCGAATGACCAGATTTATTCAGAATCCCAGCCGGCATCCGGAACCCAATCCATATCGATAACCAATACTTCAAGTCCATCATCCAGTGTTACTTTGGAATGGTTAAAATCGATCCAGTATATTCCTGTATCAATACTCCATCCAACTGTATCTCCTCCTTCTAAAGGCTCAAGACCAAGCAGTTGATAAAAATGATTCGCCGGTAAATATCCGCTGATAACAAAATCACGGTTCAAATGATATTCCGCCTGAATAACTCTGTTGATGGAACTTTCGAAATATCGATTGGAATAGGCATCGTAGAATAACCTTTCGTCATTCGGATCATGCTCATCAAAATCAAGTGAACTGTTTCTAACTAATCCAGTTGAAGTAATATACACGTCCTTAGCCTTTTCCGCTGCGATAGCATCAACTATCTTCTGGTGAGCCTCTTCGCCGTACAATTCCTTTAGCTTATCCTTATAGTTGTTATAGGAATCATTCAGCAACGCATAAGCGCTGGTAAGTGCTGCCTGTTGGCGTTTACTCAATACATTTGCACCGAATATACAGAATATCGTTGCCGTACCGCTGATTGCCGCCGGAATATAGCAGACCCATGCCGATTTAACAGCTTCAAGTTTGCTATAAGCCTCTGGATCACCTTTGTGATTTGCCTTACTATCCGCTCTGATTTTACGAAGAGCTTTTGGCGTCGCACGTACAGCTAATACCGATGTTACAATAACGCCAGCTGCACCAAGACCAGACAATATTGTCGGTGATGCTTTTCTCAGATAGATTTTCGACCTCTGAGCGAGTCTTTGAAGATTTGGTTTCTTCATCATGTTCTCCTTTCGTTTTTATTTCATAGCATGTAATAAATCCAGGACATCTGTGGATATGTCCGCTGCTACTGAAAACATAAAATTATTATCCTGATTGATTTTTGAAAACTGATTCATCATTCGCCGGAAGTCACCAACAAATATGATGAAATCCTCAACCGATCCAGATTTCTTTGGATAAAGTCTACCGACGATGTATCTTTTCAACTCATCAATAGCCCATACCGAATAGCTCGATTTTTCAAGCTCTTTCTTCCATTTCCAACCGAGTGGAAACCACGCATCCATCTGATACGTATCGCATAACAATAGGTCAAGTTGTTCGATAGACATCCGTTCTCTCCTTTCTGCAAAAATAAAAGAGAAACAGGATGGACTCGAACCATCGACTTCGGGACTTTAATCGTCTCGCGCTCTCCCAACTGAGCTACTGTCTCTCATAATATGCCTTGTAAATTTTGCGAAGTAAAAGGAAAGAGGCGTTGTATGCGCCCCTCTCGGTTAATTTAAACCAATGCTCTTTAAGATACTCATCAGCTCATCTTTATCGAGTTCTGCATCTACATCCAGGTGAAGATGAGTCTTTCCATCGTTTATAGTAGTAATAGCCTCGTTCAACTGAATATCAATGTTGTATCCCGTTTTCTTACGTATTACCATCTTTATTGCTTTGGAAATGATTCCTCTCGTGAATTTCGATACTATTCTCATTTCATCCATGCTCCTTTTACTCCTTTCAAAGCTTCGGTTTTTCATAAAAGGAATTGTAAAAATCGCTAAATATCTCGCCTGTCAAAACAAGTTTCCCATCGCTGACGTTGGATTGGTTTCATTTTTAATGCCCACATTATTTGTCTTATAGTGACGGTTGGATATAATCCGTCCGTACACTCTCCAGACCGGCTGTCGAAATATTCCTTGAATTTTGGATGTAAATATAAAGAGTCCGTCAGCCACGAATCGACCTCTGCCCAATATGTACTTTTTGTATCTGCACTAAATCGTTGCTGAATCACTGCCAGACCTTTATCTCCTATCGTAAATAGAGTGCAGCGATCATACACAGGATGATTACAAATATAAAGTTCACCGTACATCGACAAATAGATGTCTGGCTTTTGATAATGGTACCGCATTTCTATCTCCTCATAGCAAAAAGAAAAGAGCCTTAGA